CAGGAATCAATAAAGACCTGCTCAATGTGTCCACAGTAGTGCCTGTCACTATAGTGCCATCAGTTGCGCTTAATGCCACAACGGAATGGTTTGAAGAATTATTATAAACTTCTGTAAAGTTATCGTTTACTTTTATAAAGGAATCCCTTAAAGTGTCCCCTGTACCATCGTTTGCCGTTGTACCGACATTAATTGTTTGTTTTGCCATATCTTAATAAATTGTTTTATCACTTGTTATATTTGTACTATCTACTTTAAATAGTATCGTATCAATTGTAAATGGAGTTTCAGCACCGATAATATTAGTCTCTCCACTTGCTGAAGAATCGTATATTTCACCCCATCCAATTGTATTATTAGTCTTACCTTGCCCCCAACCTATTGTGTTGTTTGCTGCTCCTTGTCCCCAATCTATATCGTTTGTCATATTATTGTCTTTTTATTATATATACCAACCGGTATAATTGTTCATAGAATCGGGTGAAATCTCGTTATTTGAATTTGTGTAGTATTCAGGAAATAAACTATTATTAAAGTTCATATAATCGATAAATCTTTCTGTATAATTCTGTGCTATACTTCGCTCTTTTTCGATAAGAAAATCTACCTCGTTCTTTTCTACGTTAACGCTATTTTCGCTGCTATGCTTATACACTCCTTTATTCGCTATTGTATACGCTGCAAATGGTAAGTATTCAACCATTGCCCAATGGATAAGCATTGGTTTTAAATAGGTAGTTGTAAGCGACAAATAATTACCACTTAAAGTATTCGCTATAATATCAGCTTTAATCTTGTTTAGCAATTTTGTACCCATATAGTTTTGCATATGGATATCTTGAGATATTTTCACAAACGAAATAAATTTGTCTACATCGACATTTCCATTTAATGCTGTATATCTAACGATGTCTTCTCGGGTAATTAGTAGTGCCTCCGCCATTATTGAAATCTTTTATTAGTTGGTAAAAATCCATTGTATGGCATATCCATCGGCTTCATTGCAACCTCTCTTGGATTTCTAATTCTATAACCTGCCTTTTCTGCTTTTGCAACTGATACTTGTTTAGCATTAGGAGACAATGGGTCTATTCCTGAATTTGCGCCAAGTGCCACGAAAGTTTGTCTTATCCATTTGTGGTGACAATCTCCGCCACCTTTGTATAACCAAATAGAATAAGTATCAGCACCTTCAGGACCCCAACCTTTATTAACTGCTGTACTGCTCATTCTTAATATATCCTCTTTTCGGTAAACCTTTTTAGCATTTACCATTGACTTACAGAAATCTCTACTATTCGCAGACAATCCCTCGCTATATTTGTAACGTGTAATGAATTTAAAATCATTTATCACATCGTCTTGTTCACTTGTTGAGCGAGGAAATGCAGTTCCAGTACTTACAAAGTTGTATATTTTAGAAAGTAAAGAAGGTGTTTTTTTATTTATGCTTTCAATTTCATTATCCAACTCATCTTCGGAATCGTAATCCACTTCTGTTTCATCTATTAGCATCCAATTTTCCGGTACATCTTCACCGAATTCATCAAGTTCAATTGCACTTAATTCCGTACCCGTTTCTTCCGCTACTTGTTCTTCTGTTTGTGCATTTTCTAAATCAGTAAATTCTAAAGGTTGCAATGTTTTGAAATACAATTTTAAACTAATTCCGTTGTAAGCTAAAATAGAATCGAATGCTTCTAATATTTCTTCTTGCATCGGTCGAATAACCATATTATCAAATAGTATAGAACTATTTTTTAACTCATCCGCATTACTTGAGAATCCTGTACTTGTTGCAATTCCAAATAATAAAGGTGAAGTAACATTATGTCCTAACATTATCTTTCCTAAACATTCGTTTGATAGGTATTGGAAATGTTCCGGAGCATTATCTAACGGAATGGAATCTATTGTAGTTTTACTTTCTGCGTTACGATTGAAAGCTACTATTACTGGATTTCCATTTGCACCCGTAAGTTTGTTTATTACCTTAGAACTGATTTGTTCTTGTTGTTCTTCAGTCGGGACTCCATTGTTAAAGTTAACTACAATTCGTCCACTAAACGCATTCTTAACATCGTTAATTAAGTAATCCGCAATTTCTTCCTCCAACATTGCATACGGCAAACTACCTTGATAGTCAGGATAAGAATAATATTTCATCCCAACTGCATAAGGTTTAGAAAATAATATTTCCACCTCATCTTTTGATGTGCCAAATGCCGAATATCTTTGTGGCTTAAATTTCTTTACATCTGTCCAATCGTCCGAATAGTAATAACCAACTATATTTCCATCCTCATTGCACTTTTCAGCACGAATTAAGTTAGTTGGAATGTGGTAAGCCTTAAGAATCTTTGAATGGTCTTTAGAATAATGTACTTGTATCGCAAATTGTCCAAGCATTTTTCTATCCATACATATTTTACGCACACAATCCTTGTTAAACAAAGCCATCATTTGTGCGTATTCATTTGGCTTTTTAGACGCATCTAACGCACTTAAACCTCTTCCGTATATTAAGCGTGATATATTGTTTATAATAGCGTTATTCGTTGTGCTATTCGTATACCTATCTATAAGAAAAGAATAGTAATTATTGTCAACACCGTACTCAACCCAAGCATCACGCTTAGATTCTTGAATAGTTGGTGTTGAATATGCTGCTAAATTTAATATGTGTACGTTATTACTCATAAACTATGAATGTATTTGTTGTATTGTTGCTTGTATATTCGTCTTTATTTACCGAGAATGTAGTAACATTTTGGTCAGTACAGAAAATCTTATCTCTAAAAACTACCTTTGAATTGTTTTTAAATTCAATTGTATAGAAATGATTCTCTTTAAGGTTAAAAATTGCATTCAATCGATAGGTATAATCTCCTATTTGATAGGTATAATTTATTAAATCCGTAGTAACATTTGTTTGCTCGTCTGTAATTTTAACACTCGTAAAAATTGTACCTCTTGGAATGAAGTATAAATTTTGTGACGATATAGAATTACTTGTTAGAATTATCATATATAACTATAATTAACTTTTAGTTATTTTGTTTTGTAAATTAAAAAAGGCGACCATAATAGCCGCCTTAATTTGAATGTATTTTGTAAAAGATTAGTCTTCAACAAATGTTGCACCACCATCAAATACAGTTAACAATGTAGCTGGAGTTGTACAATTCATAAGATTAGCAGGAGTTCTTTCCATTGCAGTAAATGTCAAGTTATATCCGTTGAAATCACCCATTGCAGTACCTGAAGAAATACTTCCTGCAGTAACATCTGCGCCTTGCTCTAAACCTACCAAAAAGAATTGGTGATTTCTTGTCTCAACGATAATTCTTGGGCGACCTGCAGCCAACAATTTAACTTGTTTTGTAGTAGCAGCATCTTGTGTTTTCAATTGAACTGTCAAAACTTGCTCAAAGAAAGTCGTTCCATTATCTCTTGATGTTTGGATTGTTTGCTCAAATCCATTAGCACCTTTCAATTCATATTTGTACAAAGAAATTGATGTTGCATTATTCCAAGTTGCAATAGTATCAGACAAATCGCCAGCACCATAATCAATTGTATTTGAATCTAAATCACCATAGTTGGCAAAATATATATTTAATAATCCGGAGATAGAATCTTTACACGATTCCATTCTTCCCATACTTACTTCACAAGCCATATTTTTAAGTATTAAAAAAGGGGAAAGGATTAACTCCAATCCCCTTTAAAGTTTATAATTTAATTAATTAGTTTGCAGCGTTAGGAATTCCGTATGTTACTACGTCTTCGATTGCTCCAATTTGTACACCTGCAGTATAACGCATGATTACTCTTACGTTCTTGTCTCCTAATGTTGAGGAGGTGTCCAAGACCTGTACTTCTGCCATATCACTCATCAAACCAGTACCGAAATACAAGTTAGCAGTTTGCGCACAAATAGCAGTATTAGCAGCAAGACCATTAACAACAAACAAAGCAACTCCATCAAACATCAATTCTCCATTAGTATACCATTGTGTTCCTTTTGAATCTGTACCATTTCCACCAAGTCCACTTGTTCCGAATCCACCCAATGCACGAATGTAAGCACGAGCGATGTTTGGAGCAACATAAATTTTAAGGTCTTCTTTTCCGTAAACTGTTTGTGGAATAGCATCAACGATTTTACCTAATTCTGTGATTACGTTAGCAGCAGTAACTGTTGTACCTGCAACTTCTTGAGCAGCTGGCAATAAAGGGTCTGTAGAAACGATTGAACCAAATCCAGCAAAAGAACCTGCAGTAGCAGTTCCTGTCCAAATAGCAACTTCTGTAGCAGCAGCAACTTTTTCGGATACGTGTGCGATTAAGAAATCAGCGAAAGTTTTAGGCAATACATCAAATGCGGAATAACCCATTTCGATTGCATTCCAATCTGATTCAAATGAAGTCTTACAAAGGTTAAGGTTAACTTGTAATTCTTTAGGTTGCAAGATTCTTTCTGTTAAAGAAACTGTTGCTGTTGGTTGGAAATCACAAG